GTATCGAAAAGAGTTCCGTGCATTTGCCTCCGAGCAGTTGAAGATAGCGGGGCAGCCTCTGCGCCTGTGGCCATGCCAGATCCCGTTGCTGGAGGTTGTGGAGCGTCAGCTCGAACGGCAAGGGTTTGTGAGAATGGTGGCGCTTAAAGCCCGCCAAGTCGGGGCATCGACATTTGCGCAAGCCTTGGTAGCCTGGCGGACGATGCTGCGGCCCAATGTGAACGCGATTGTGATCGCGGACGAGGCCGAGCGCTCTCGGACGTTGTTTGATATTTGCCGAAATTTCTATGAGCAACTCGATGAGTCGGTTCGTCCGGTGGGTCGGTATATTTCGAAACGGGAACTCTTCTTTGCAAACCCCTCACAGGTGGGACGTTTTTCCGATCCTGGACTGCGTTCTCGGGTGGTGGTCGATTCAGCGTATAAGAAAAACTTGGCCATCGGAGCGAATTGGCAAATTGTCCATCTTTCGGAAGCGGCTCGTTTTAAAGATCCCTCGTTTGTGATTGATGGAGTCATTCCGGCGGTCCATCGAGTGCCGGGGACGTTTATTATCATCGAATCTTCGGCAGAGATGGCGGGGCATTGGTATCGAGATTTTTGTGAACAGGGGATGAAGGGGCGGAATGCCTTCGAGTTTGTATTCGTCCCCTGGTTTCTTCAGCCAGAATATTATATCTGCGGGGTGTGCCAGCAGGACGGGGTTCGGTGTATTAGCGCGGCCCACCGGGGAGTGATGTCTGAGCCGAAGGTGATTCGGAAGTTGGGGTTGAGTGCCGATGAGCGGCATATCATGGTGGAGTTCGGATTAAGTCCTGGGCATATCTTGTGGATGCGAGCGAAACTGCTTGAGATGGGAAATGATTGGGATCTCTTTCGGCAATCGTTTCCCTTAACGCCTGATGACGCATGGGTGACCCCTGGGGTTCAGGTCTTCCCGCTGAAACAGCTGCGCGAGCAGCAGGAACATCTGAGGACTCCGAAACGGCATGCAGAGGTTTTTCCTGGTCCTCGAGTCATGGATGCTCCACAGGGACGGCTGAGGATTTGGGACGAGCCCGAGGCCGGGAAAACATACGATATTGGCGTGGATGTCAGTCAGGGATTGGGAAAGGACGACAAGCCGGACACCGAAGACGAGCTCCATGATTTCTCCGTTGCGTGCGTGCTTGAGCGGGGGACGAATAAACAGGTGGCAGAGTGGGCTTCTCGAGCGGTGGATTCCCACGAGCTGGCAACCATTCTGTACTGGCTGGGGATGTATTACAACACGGCACAGATTGCGGTGGAGACGAATGGAATTGGTGGGGCGACGAATAGCCAGCTGGGCAAGCTCGGCTATTTGAATCCCTACTCCTGGAGGTACAGAGACGAACTTTCGCCGAGGTATTCCAAGAAGATTGGGTGGGAAACCAGTTCGAAGAGCAAACCGTGGTTAGTCAGTTTTGCGGTGCATCAACTGGTCAATGGCCGAGTGATCATTCGGAGTGAGATGCTTCACAAGGAGATGCAGCAGTTTGTGCGAAAGGGTGAGCGAGAGTGGGGCGCGGTGGCTGGTCGGAAAGATGACATGGTGATGGCGTGGATGATTGCGTTGCTCACGAGTGATGATGAGAACTTTGAGCGATATTTTGGGCTGAGAAAAGCGCTTGAGGGGACTCCACAAGTACAGGCGGAAAAGAAGCGGCAACCGGAATCTTGGGAGTGTGATCAGACATTTCGGAAGAGTTCGAGAGTAGATTTGGTGGCTCCGTGGCCCTAACACGAAGGAGGCGAGACGATGGCTCGATTTGAGAAGCGCGGGTTTATTAAGGGACCTAGTCAGTCTGGAGAGGAAGGGAAGGCGGCGGACCAGCCAGAACTTCCTGACATAGAACAGACAGCGGTCGAGGAGGAAAAACGGAACCAGTGGTTGTTCCCGGAGGAGGCGGTGGTGCGGGCAGAGGAAGCGGCCGAGTTTCTTGTTCAGTTTCTCCCGAGAGAGACACGGGAGCTGATTGAGGAGGCTCGGAAGTTACGGGCGGTGCCTTTGTGGCAGATGCTCTTGGGGTATGTGATGCGGTATGCGGAGCGATACGAGCTATTTTCTCCGGTGATTCTTTCTGCCTGGGAGTCTGGGGGTCGTGCAGATGTTCCGCGACCCTGTAAGAGTTGTGGGGAACCCTTTAGTTCTCGGTTCCCCGGGGCTGCCCACTGTTGCAACCCGTGCGCGTGTGGAAAGCTCAGGGAACTTGGACATGCTGAAGACTGCCCCGTCGTAGAGTTGCAGCGGGTAGGGACTCGTGGCTGATCCTCAGTTCCCTCCGAAGTGGGATGAGGTCCTCGTCAATCGCTTCCTCGATAGCATCGACGGAGAGGCGGAGTCTTCCCGTCGTGAGATTCAGAAATCCTGGGAAGAAAATATTCGACAGGTTCGTGGAGATCAGTGGCGGCTTCAACGCTCCCCATATTTCCTGGCCAATATTATTAAGAACCAGGTGCGCCGGAAGGTCGCGTCGCTCACGGAGGGGAAACTGCAGTTCCATGTTGGAGCACTCCGTCCGGATCTGGACAAGGCGAGCCAGATTATCTATCAAACGATCAAATCAGTTCTGGACCGAAGCAGTATTGAAGATGTGAATTGGCGGCTTGGACAGTTTGCGATGACGTTGGGGTCTGCTTTTGTGGGGTCTTCGTATGACTCAACAACGAACGAGATCGGGGTGCCATTTATCGATCCTCGTCGAGTCTGGTTGGATCCTGGACTCTCATCTCCTGAGGAGATGGATCAGGCGCAATATGTCCGGATTGATACTGTGCTTCCGCTGGCGGATATTCGGCGTCGATTTCCTGGGCGTGGTTTGCTGGTGAAGCCGAGTGATCGGTATAGTTCATATGTGGAGGGGTCACTCCGGTCGAAGACGACGATTCTTGGGTCAGTGCTGCAGGCCATGCCACGCCCCTATCGTCCGGGGACTCCAACGAAAGCGGGTCCGATCCCACGTGCGGAATTGAGAGAGTATTGGGTCAGAGACCCCCAGATCAATGACGATGGGAGTCTCAAATTTCCTGGGGGCCGACATCTGATTCGATCGGGGAGTGTGCTGCTTCTGGATGAGGCGAATCCCTACTGGGATGGCGGGTGGCCCATCGATATGTTGGTCTGGGACATTGAGTATGACCAGGCATGGGGGCAGGATGAGGTGCAGGATCTTCGGAGAATTCAGGAAGCGATCAACCGGTCTGGAGATGCGTGGATTTTGAACCTATTGTTGGGGAGCAACTTCAAGATCATTGCCGATTCTGATGCGTTGGACCCGGACCAATGGGAGAAGTTGGATAGTGAAGCTGGGCTGATTATTCGGAAGCGCCCGAATCGGAGTCTGGAATACCAAGCTCCTGTTGCCCCGTCGGATGTGATTCCTGGGGCGTTATCGGGGTTGATTCAATTGACTGACCTCCTGACTGGAAACGTGGATCGTGGGGGAGCAGATTCTCCCGCGCGAGCTTCATCAGCCTTGGAGGGCCTCCAGCTTGCGAAGCAGACGCTGATTCGAGCCGTGGCCCGGCGAATGGAGACGATGTGGGAGCGGATGGGGCAAAAATTGATCTCGCGTGTCTTTCAGTTTTATACATCTGATAAGGTTCTGTACCAGCAGGGGCCGAGCCGTGAGTGGGTCTCGTATACGTTTGAGCGGCAGAAGTTGCTCATGGATGACAAAGGGCGAACACGGCCTGCTGAGGAACGACAGCAGATGTTCAAGGATTTCAAGTTTATGGTGACGCCGGGGAGTTCCTTGGCTCAAACCAGGATTCAGAGAACCATGGCTGCGTTGCAGCTTCGGTCTGCGACTGGGTTTGTGCCGAGTGTGCGTCGAATTCTCGAGGAAGCTGATTTGGGTAATGCTGAAGAGTTAATAAGAGAGGGTCTGGAAGAACTGAAGACGCTTCCCCCTCCCCCGCCGGTGAAAGGTCGAGGAGGTCGCTCGTGACTTTAGAAGAGAAGCGAAGACGGAATATTGAAGCTCAGAAACGCTATGCCGCGACGCCTAATGGAGCTATGAATATCAAGCGTAGAGCCGAGGAGCGTCGCCGTCGTCTTTTGTCGGCGGCACTGTGTGTTGCGTGTGGGCAACGTCCTGTCTATCGCCGTGGTGGTCTACATTGTTCTGTGTGTCACGCGAAGCGTCGCGGATATCCGTCTTATTTAAAGTTGATGCAGCGCGGGGCAGCGTATTACTTGGCGCATCGCGAGCAGCGTCTTGCTGCGAGTCGCGGGTATACGCGCCGATTGAAGGCAGAG